TCTTGCAACTGCTAATCCTACTGCTGGTATTCTTAGCACTAGAGATTTCCATACAGATCAACTTAGTGTAACTGGTCTCTCTACCTTTACTGCTAATGTAAGTATTGCTTCAACCTTATTTGTGAAAGCAAGAGCAGGTTATGGGAGAGATCAATTAATTATTGGTGATGAAGCCACACATGATGAACAAATAAAATTATGGCGACAGAGTAATGGTTCAGTAATAGATTTCACTCATGATGATGACCCTAATGCAGTTAGATCGGCAGATACTTTATCACTTAGAGCTAATTACGGAACCAGCACAGCAAATACTTTCAATGGTTATGGTATTGATATTGATGATTCTCAAATTTTTCCATCCCATAATTATAGACCCAATTTAGGAACTCCACTCAACAACTTTGGTAACATATACGCAACTGGTGTGGCCCTGTTGGTATTATCACATACTATGGTGATGGTCAATATTTAACTGGTGTTACAGGAGGCGGTGGTGTTATTGTTCAGGATGAAGGTACTCCATTAACAACAACAGCAACCACTCTTAACTTTGAAGGTGCTGGTGTTGTTGCTGGTGGTAGTGGTGCAGTTAAAACTATTACTATCTCTGGTGGCGGTGGCGGTGGTTCTTGGTCTCCTGATAATGATCAAAACTTATTTGCTGGTACTAGAGCTGGTAGATGTTTAGATGGTACCAATGGTTGCTTCAACATATTCCTTGGATGTAATGCTGGACAATGTACTGATGCTGGTGCTGAAAACATATTTTTAGGTAAAGGTGCAGGATACGCTAACACCACGGGTATTGATAATATTTTCTTAGGCTCTTACTCAGGTAAGTGTAATACTGTTGGTCAAGGTAATGTTCTTCTTGGTAAAGAAGTTGGATATTGTTTGAACGTAGGTATTCATAACTTCTATGCACTAGAAAGAGCAGGTAGTAATGCTTACAGTGGTGACGATAACATTGCAATCGGTAGATGTGCTGGTTATGAAATGACNGCTNATGATAACGTTCTCTTAGGCCGAAATGCTGGTAGAGGACAAGTCTTTGGTAGTCGAAATGTTATCATTGGTATGGATGCTGGTAGGTGTGGTGAGGCTGGTGATAATAATGTAATGATTGGTTGTAATGCAGGTCGTTGTAACCAAGGAACAGGTAACGTATTCTTAGGACATAATACAGGTTCTGCTGTTACTAGTGCTAGTGGTAACGTTGTTATTGGTTGTAANGTATCTCTTGCATCTTCTNTTCTTGATCATCAACTAGCAATTGGTGTTGGTAATACAAACTGGATCACTGGTATTGAGAACTATAACCTTGGTATCGGAAGTGATAGACCAAGAACTGCTCTTGATGTTGCTGGAACTGTAGCAACTAGATTGTTCTTCCAGAATGAAGTTGAATTACGTAGCAGTGAAAACTTCCCTGCTGAAGGAGGCCCAGTAAATGGAGGTGTATTTGGCCCATACACTATCGGAACGGGTGCATGTCTTACTATTGGGCCTGGATCTACATTCACCATCATTGGAATACCTGAATAAATAATGAGACAATTGAAATAGATTATGAGTACGTTAGTTCTTAAGGGAGACATCTCTGGGTTTACAAAACTGCAGGCCAAAGATGAAGCATCATGTAAGATATTAAAATTACCTAATACAGGCAATTTTAAATGGGAAAGTTATGCATTAGTATTGGATAAAAAAAATTCTGGTACTAGCAGTGGTACTTTTACCAGAGGTACTTGGAAGACAAGAGATCTGATTACAAAGACTGATATAGATAACATTATATCTCTCTCTAATAATCAATTTACATTAGGTGCAGGTACTTATTTAATTAAATGGTCAGCACCTGTATATAATGTAGATGGTCATCAAACTAGATTAAGAAACATGAGTGACCTGACTACTGATATTGTTGGTTCTTCTGAATCTNATAACTCAAGATCTNTTGGTGTTGGTGTTATAACTNTCCTAGAAAATAAAACTTTTGAGATACAACACAGAGCAGAAACTACTGTAAATAATAATGGATTTGGTTTTAATTTAGATTTTGGTGAGAATAATATTTTCACTGTGGTTGAAGTATATAAAGAGTCGTGAATGATGCAGTTTCTAAAACCAATAAATAGTAAAAACTGGTTATATTTAACCACCATTGTATAAATAGACAAAGGTATTCGGAGAATATGGGAGTTCTAAACGCAGATAGAGTTAACGCTGGTATTTTCAGTGGTGATGGTTCCCTACTGTCTAATGTAACAGCAGTTGGAACAGGACTAGCGATAGAAAATAGCGGATCTCTAGTTGGAACTGCACTTACTATTGACTTTAATACTGGTGTAGACGTTCAATTTAGTGGTGGTATTGCTACCATTACTGCTCAAGCAGCCTCTTGGCAGGGCAATCAAGCAGGTACTTATACATTAAATTCTGTTGGTATTGGTACTACCAATCCGAATTCTTCGGTTGGTGTGGCTATTACATCTACATTGGCTGTAGGTATAGTAACGGCTTATAAGTTTTATCAAAACTCTTTACCAGTTGCCAATCAATCGGAAGTGATAGCATACGCTGTTGCACTCGGCTAATCCATCTATAAATAAAAACAAGGACAGAGGTATTTGTAAGAAATGGCAAAACATCTAATTTATAACTATACGTTTACACCAGGCACTAGTCTGAATGGTACAATAGTTGTTGAGGGAAATTACCCTGTTCGAACTTGGCAGTTGGTCACAAATACAGGAACGTCTGGTGATTATAATCATACATTTGTAAAGGACGCACTTGCTGGTAGTACTGGTGCTATTGATATTATCAGTGGTGGTGGCGGAGGAAACCTTACAGTTTCTGCATCAGGTACAAGTTATGATCCTATCTCAGGTATCATGACCATAACTACCACTACTAGCCATGGTCTAGTAAATGGAGATACTATAAAATTCCGTCAAGATTCCCTTGTNTTGACTTGTGAGAANGATGGAAACNANGCACAGAAAACATATCCAAGAACAACTGATCCTACTTACGATCAAAATATAGTAATTACAAAAGTTGATGCTGATACATTTACTTGTTATGTCGGTGATGCATCAACAGATAATCAGATAATTTATAATTTTTCTGATCCTACTTTAGCTGGATCAACATATTATAATAGTGTCCTTGACACAACTACAATGACGTTGATCTTCGATACATCCGCTATGGATTATCGTGATGAACTACAAATATTTGTAGATGCTCAACATGAGAAGATGGAATTCTCAGAAACTTTTATTGATCCTGTAAGTAAATTAAGAGTTTCTAACCCACAAAACCTAATTGATACTGACTTTGAGTATGGACTACAACCAACAAAGTGGGAGACAATAGAACTTGTAAACCAGGTTCCATCTTTTTATTCTAATTCAGCAGACTTTTCTATCTCTGATATTGTTGCAGTTGAAACTTTTTCAGAGAGTCAGAACATTTCTGTAACTACTCAAGGTGATCATGGATTGGTAGTTGGTGCACCTATTGATGTTCAAGGTCTTTCAACAAGAACCGCAGAAGGTAAGTTTCTTATAACGGCTGTTCCTGATGCGAATCAATTTGTATATAGAGCAAAGCAAGTACAAGTGAAGACAGGAAGAATTGATGGTAGTTATACTGTTATTGTACCAGGTCAGTTCTATAATGGTTCTGAAATTGCTTATAATACTGATATTGGAATTGAGACAGATGGTAATGAACCATCCACAATAAAAGTATATACTAATTATGTTCATGGATTTATTGCAGGTTCCAGTTTATACTTTACTAATACTATTGGATCTTTAAGATATACAATGGATGCAGGTGCAACATCCACTGCTCCTGATGGTAGACCATATGTTGATTTCTCAAACACTGCAACTGTAAGTTTCTCTCCAAATCTTGCACTGACAGAAACAAGAGTAAAGAAATCTACTTATACTCGTAAGTTTCAATCTAGTGATGTAAATACAAGTAATAATTCAATCTCTTGGCCAAATCATAGATTGAGACAGGGTGATGCTGTTCTTTATACCCCTCCTTCAGGAGATGCAGCAGTTGGTGGACTACAAAGATTCCAAATTTACTATATTAAGGATGCTAATGATGCAAATGAAGTTACCTTATGTGAAACTACAAACGGACAGTTTAATAATAACCCAGAAATTAATATAACAAGTGCAGGTACTTCCACTTATGGATACCATGCCTTGATGTTATGTTATGAAGTTGGTCAGCTCTATAGTTACTCTGGATATCAGACAAGAATTTATGCTAGAAGATACTATTATGGTAGTGGTTCAGGTTGGGATTTAACCAACTATAGTATAGGTTATAATGGATCTAGATGGACTGGTATTGGACAGGTAGTTCCTAAGAACTTCATGATGATGGATAAGAACACTGGTACGACTATTAATTATCAACAATTTAAAGATCCTATTTATTCTACCCGTTCTAATTCAAACTTCACCTTTAATAAGGGTGGAAGTACACCTGATGGGTATGAATTCACAGAAGATTGGCAGAGATGGGATCAATATTCTACTACAGGAGATGGTACTGAGAACCAAATATATGCTTCTTATGGACAAGTAAGAGTTTATCAAGCACACGACTACCAAAGTAGCTACAACTATCAGTATGGTGGAAACTATGGTACAGGTGGTAGATGGTTCTGGATGTATCTTGATAATGATACTGAAGCAGATTCATTCTTCTATGCTAACCATGGTTTAGAAGATCAAAGTAATATGGCAGTTGTTGTAGGTTCTGGTGCATCTATTAAGTATAGAACTGATACAGGTACCACTTATAATACAGTACCTACTTATGGTTATATTGGATCTGGAACAACTCATAGTATTACTGTTGTTGGTGATGATAGATTCCAAATTAATACTGCAGTAAGATTAACTAGTGCTTCAGGATCATATACATTTTCTGGTGAAGGTAACAACCCACTTAAGAACACATTCTATCTACCAGATACAATGATAACCAATAACCAAATGGGAACTATTGGTGTTGGTGCTGGTGGATCTATTCCTACTTCAACTTCTGGCCCTGTTATTCCAACTATTGAAACTATTAATGTTGTCCATGAGGCAGTGAAAGCTAAGATGGATGTTGTTAGAACAGGAATGGGTGGTGATGCTATCCAATTACTTTTTGATGGTGGTGCGAAAGGATACTCACCTTTCCAGGGTTATAACAGTAATGTACCATCCCCAGGTGGTATTCAGTATCTTTATCTGCAAAGATATAATATGAGCGTATACCTACAGAATGCAAATGGAAATCAAAACAATTATCAGAGTGGTAGTTTGAGTAGTAAACCAAACTTTGGAACTGGTACAAGACAAGATTTATTCTCAACAACATCTCTTGCTGGTAAAGGATTTGATATTATTGAAACTCCATATACTAATAACACATATACAAATTACTGGTATAGTATAAAACAGATCCCTGAAATGTCTACTTTACAAGTTAGTGGTTTACCTGCTAATAGGGCTAGATATGACTGTACTAGTATGTGGAGTTGGAACGGTGCTCAGTATGGTCAATCTAATAATAACCAAGATGCTAACTATACAAACTATGATACTTCAATTGGTAATGGATGGAGATATAACTGGGTAGCAAACTGGAGTTATGGTAGTAGTTATAATAATTATCTTTCAATGTCTTTAACTATTGATAACAGTAATTGGCCTTCTTATTATAATAATATAAATGGTAGTCATTACTATAATCCTTGGTATTCAGTCTATGCCAATGATTATACTTATGGTGGTCAAAGATATGTTGTTGATATGTTGTTCCCACTACTAAAAAATACTTCTAGTAGTAAATATGGTCAGTCAGGTAGTGTATTTACTAATGCTCAGATAGCAAATACTATTGCAGCAGGTATTGCAGCTAGTATGACCAGTACAGCGTTGACTGCTGGTACTATTAAATTTGAACAGGTTAATGCTGTTAGATTTGCATTAAGAGATCCTAATGATGTTCAGTATGATATTACCAATCCAGGTCTTACTCCATTAGTATTCACTACTTTAGAAGAAACTGGTGGTGTTGATGGTTACTATAGTATTGATGCTGTTGGTGCTGGTGGTACTCAGATGCAATCATTCTCTCAAGGATTAGTTCCTAAGAGAACAATTGGATTTACTTCTACTGCTATTTCAGAACTTAGTGGTATAGTTTATATTAATATTCCTAACCATAAGATGGCCAATAACCAAAGGTTTGTCTACACTGGAGATGGGCCTGGTGGTATTAATGGATTAACTTCTTCTTCTAATTACTATGCTGTTGTACCTGGCCCAGATCATATACAGATAGCTGCATCACCAGATGGTGCACCAATTGGTATTGGTACAACATCTGTTGGTAACTTTACATTAACGGTTCCATCTGTAGCAGGAATTTCATCTGCTGTTGGTACTGTTGCGATCTCAACTGTTTCCAAAACAATTACTGGAACTGATACTCTATTCAGAAGATTCTTCAAGGCGGGTGATGAATTTAGGGTCAATGACTCAACGATTACTCCACCAACATATACATTATTTACTGTTGACTCAGTGATCGATGATACTACTTTATCAGTTACTGATCAACCAGCCTCTGGTATATTAACCACACAATATTATGTTACAACCAAGATTAATACTCGACCAGATGGTGCTTTCTTACACAGACCATTTGACGGTGGAGTTGAGATTGATGCTGGTACATCACCAAACAGTTCAATTGTAAGACAGACACGTAAGTATTTCCGTTATCAGTCAGGTAAAGGTATTCAGTGTTCATTGGCGATTAACTTCAACCCATCNAGAATAGCGACATCAATTGTAAGTAGTGNAAATACTTCATTACCTAATGAGTCATATANCTTTACTCTTAATAGTAATGAAGGAAACTCATGGAACATTGCTGGTTATTCTAGAGATGGACAACATCTTTGGNGAAAACGTCCCAATCGTTTCTATCCTTGGAGACACACTTAACTTTACTGTTAACTCTCCAGGCGAAAATCTTTGGATTAAGACTTCTCCAACCACTGGAACAGGTAATTCTGTAAGTGCTGTTGGTAATGGTACTGATTCTGGTACTATTAATTGGAATACTAATGGTTTAGGTATTGGAACTTACTACTATCAGGCTGAAAGCACTAGTGCTATGAGTGGAGTTATAAATCTTGAAGCAGTTGGTGCAGCAACAACAATTGCTAAAGTAACTACCAGATATCCTCATGGTCTAACCAGAGTTAATCGAGTAACAATTAAGGGATCTGATGATCCAGCTTACAATGGAACCTTCCAAGTTAGATCATCTAAAGACTTTGAGTTTAGATTCTTCCTAACTGATGCTACTACATCCAGTATTCCAAATGGTATTATTGAATATAATATTGACTCATGGCAAAATAGTAAGGTTCGTTGTGGACTATTTGATTATCAGAACGGAATGTTCTTCGAATTTGATGGTGAAACCTTATGGGCAGTAAGAAGATCTTCAGTTCAACAGTTACCTGGTGTTGGTGCTGTTCAGAAGGGTAGTAACATGTTGATTGGTACTGATACTAACTTCACTGGTCAACTAGTAGTTGGTGATAAGATTGTAATCAGAGGTCAGAGTCATAGAATTACTTATATTCCAGATAAGACTTTACTTCATATGCAACCAGCATATCAAGGTGTTGATGCTTCTGATGTTATTATTACGAAGACAATTGATGCTAGAGTTCCACAAACTGAATGGAACATTGATAAGGCAGATGGTACAGGGCCTTCAGGATTCCTATTAGATCTAACTAAGATTCAGATGTGCTACCTTGATTACTCTTGGTACGGTGCTGGTAAGATTAGATTTGGATTTAAAGATACCTACGGTCATGTTAAGTACATGCATGAATTCCGTCACAACAACAGACTGGAAGAAGCATACATGAGAACTGGTAACATTGCTGGTAGATATGAGATTGAGAACGAAGGAATTCCAACTTATGTTCCATCACTGTTCCACTGGGGTACTTCAATCATTATGGATGGTAAATTTGACGATGATAAAGCGTACTTATTTACTGCTCCATCTAAGTCACTAGTGTTTACAAACGGTGACTCTAACGCTGCTGATACTGATGGTACTTCTAGCCTTACCTATCAAGGTAATGGATATTGGAGAAGATACTATGTGAAGATTCCATTCGCCACTGCTGATGCTGGTAAGTTTAGTACTGGTTCTGCAGTTTATACCGCAGACGGAACATTGAATGGTAACTCTGCTAATCCTGCACACGTAATTGACTATACTGATTATAGTGGTGGTAAATTCAATATTTACATTTACTTAGGAAGATTTGCATACTGGCAACCACCTGCTGTATATCCATCCGTGGGTAGTGCAGTTGCGGTTAGTGTTGGTGCTCCTCCAACTGGTGTTGCTGATGATGAGTTGACTAGCAGGATTCCACTTGTAAGTATTCGTCTTGCACCATCTGTTGATAACAACCTCACAGGTAATCTAGGAGCAAGGGAAATTGTTAACAGGATGCAATTACAGATGAAGTCTTTGGGTATCACGTTAACTCATGACTGTACTGTTGATCTAATCTTGAATGGTGCAAGTAGTAACAGAACATTCTCTGATGTTGCATCTCCATCATTATCAGAACTGGTTCAACATTCTTCTGGTGATCAGATTGTTTCAGGATCTACTATTTACTCCTTAAGAGCATCTGGAGGTGCTGAAGCCTCTGGTGGTAGAAGACTTCCTGCAACATCTGACTTCGACCTATCACAGATTACTGACTTAGGTAATGCTATATTAGGTGGAGATGGAACGTATCCAAACGGGCCTGACTTATTAACCATTGCTATTACACCTGTTGATACTGCAGCAATTAATGCTGACTCACCATTAGAAGTATCCGCTAGGATATCATGGACAGAATCACAGGCATAGTGCTATAATAGTTCTAAGAGTTATAATGTAAAATTGAATTTGAATAAACAATATTATTTTATGGGGGGTCTTCCACGTTCTGGAAGTACCCTCCTTTCTGCTATCTTGAATCAGAATCCAAGATTTTATTCAGGCCCATCAAGTCCTGTACTTGGTGCAATGGTTTCTGCTCATGATAATTTTATGGCGAATGAACTATATCATGGTTATCCAAAACCATATCAAGTGAATGAAATTGTTGGTTCAATTATGGGCCACTGGTATAGTGATGTAGATAAACCAGTAATTATTGATAAGAATCGTGCATGGACATCAAGAGTCTCAATTATTGAGGGATACTTACATCTAGAACCAAAGATAATTGTACCAGTAAGAAGAGTTGATGAGATATTAACATCTATACTTAAGATGATTCATCGCAATCCTTTCAAAGAAGGCCAATCAAGAATTAATTTTGTAGATGAATTCCTAGTAAAAAATAATATTCCTATCAATGATGAGGAACGTTGTAACCATCTTTTAAATTCTAGTGGTATTGTTTATGAGTCATTAAATGCTATCATGGATGGGTTTAAGGATCAAAAACGTGACAAATTTCATTTTATAGACTATAATGATTTGGTGAATGATCCACAGAAAGAGTTGGATAGCATCTACGATTTCTTAGGTGAAGAACCATTCGAACATACATTTGATGGATTATCTAATGAACATAGAGAAGATGATCTCAATACATATGGTTTGGCTGATATGCATGAAGTTCATTCGGAATTAGTAAAGACATCTGATTATCCATCCAATGTTCTTCCACCTTCTATTATTGATCTATATAATAGAAATAGACAGAACTTAGAATTCTGGACTGAACCTGAGGTTGTTAAGATTAATCCCCCTAAGGCACCTTTGACTAAACCTAATACATATAATCTTTTTTCATAATTATGGCTCAAAAAAAATATTCTCTGTTTCATGTACACGGTGGGTTTGGAAAACATATTGCAGCAACCGCAGTAGCAAAATGTATAAAAAATAATCACCCAAGTAGAGAATTAATATTAACTGCTGTTTATACAGAAATATATCAGAATCTTCCATTTATAGATCGTGTTTACCAATTAGGAAATACAAGTTATTATTATCAAACTTATGTGGAGAATATGGATTCATTAGTCTTTGCTAATGAGCCTTATTTTACAACTGATCATGTAAATAAAAAGTTACCTTTAGTTCAGACTTGGAGTAAGATGTATGGTCTGAAGTATAAAGGTGAGATGCCTCAGGTTACATTCAATCATCTTCAAAAAAAGATTGCTAAAGAATTCTGGACTGGTAGGGCAAATGGTAAACCTATCATGGTCATACAGACTAATGGTGGTCTATTAAATGAACAAAGACCTTATCTATGGGCTAGAGATATGCCTATAGCATTAGCACAGAAACTTGTAGATCATTATGAAAAAGATTACCACATCTTCCAGATAACTAAACCAGCTGGTGAAGTATTGGATGGAGTAGAAGTTATAAAAGATCCCATGAGTAACATGGAACTTGTAAGTATTCTATTACAAAGTGAGAAAAGAATTCTTATTGATAGTTGTATGCAACATGCTGCAGCAGCATTGAAAATGCCTTCAGTAGTTTTATGGAATGGTACAAGCCCTAAGGTATTTGGATGGGATATGCATACTAATATACAAGCAAGAAAACCTGCTAAGTTTAAACTACCTAACAGTGTGTTCTTTGACTTTGATTTTATTGGTGTCGAATCAGAGTATCCATACGTAGATGAAGAAGATGACATATTTGATTTTGATAAGATTATAGAGGCAGTCGGTTAACATGAATGTTGTTGGACTTTATGGTGCAATCGGTTGGAATGTTGTACTTTCAGATATTCCTAAGCTAGAAAAGCAAGTAAATGATAGTTGGACACATGGTGCTAGTGTAACTTTATTTAAGGATGATGACCACATATGTAGTGTTAGTGAGGAAAGACTTAGTGGAGTAAAATATGATGGTAATTTTCCTAGAAAGTCTATAGAGTATTGTCTATCTATTGGTAACTTAGATAAGAATGATATTGATTTAGTAGTCATCCCTTCTATGGCTAATCAGGAGTTCTATAGGTATTGGGTGAATAATACTATTACGAAGAAAGTTAAAAGATATTTTCCAAATGCAAGAGTACAGGTAGTATCTCATCATTTATGTCATGCTGCATCAACAGTATTCTCTTGTGATTATAATGAAGGTTCATTCATTACATTAGATAATGCAGGATCAGTTTTATTTGATACGGTAGGACAAATCTTTGCTTGTGAGAATCATTCATTAGGTTATTTTAATAAGAAGAAAGGTATATTCAAATATTTTCCTGGTATTCCTCAGATGAATAACTTTGGAAATTATTATTGGTTGTGGGCATATAATATCTACGTTAATAAAGTTGATAAACAAATTAGTCTTACTAATCCTTACTATAGAGAGACATTCTGTGGTAAGGTAATGGGTCTCTCTGCCTATGGAAATTTAAAAGACCTACCAAAAGATGGTAGAGTTGCTATGGAAGGTATACCTCAGGTTGCTATGGAATTTCTACCTCAGACAGGTAGACAGGGGCCATATGAGAATCTAACACCAGAGAATAAAGCACAACTTCTTCAACATAATTTTGAGCAAGGTATATTAACATACATGAAAGCATTGAAAAGAGAAACATATATTCAAGATAATCTTTGTCTTGCTGGTGGTGTCTTCTTAAATATACTTGCTAACTCTGTGCTCCGTGATAATAATATAGCAGATAACATACACATACCACCCTTCCCTGATGATACTGGACTCTCATTTGGTGCAGCATGTTATGGTATTTTTAAAGAGAAGGGAAAAATAAATTTACCNCATAACATATCATTACTTGGTAAAACTTATAGTGATGAAGAGATTGAAGAAGCACTTGGAGATACTAAGTATGAGAAGTATGATGACTTTGATGAATTATGTAAGGTGGTATCAGGATATCTTGCAGACAATAAAATTGTAGGATGGTTCCAGAATAGATCCGAGTTCGGGCCTAGAGCACTGGGTTCAAGGTCTATCCTTATGAATCCTAAGCCTAAGAAAAACAAGGACGTTGTAAACGCACGTATCAAGCATAGGGAGGAGTGGAGACCCTTTGCTGGTATCATGTTGGAGGAATATCAAGAAGATTATTTTGTAGAGGATTATCCAAATGAATATATGTTATACTCTTTGACTGTACGGAAACATAAGAGAAAAGATCTTGGTGCTATTACTCATAAAGATGGTACTTGTAGAATACAAACAGTGAATGAGGAATTGCATCCAGAAGTTACGAAATTATTACAAAAATATAAAGAAGAAACAGGGTGTCCTATTCTTCTAAATACATCTTTCAATGATAATGGCCAACCAATTGTTGAGACACCAAAACATGCTGTTGACACTTTTAATAAAATTGATTTAGATTACTTGTGTATCGGTAATTACATTATAAATAAAAATTCCTAGAGGTTTAATTTAGATATGAATTTCGCAGTCTATACGAAAGAAGGGTGTCCGTATTGCGACAAAGTAAAACAGGTATTAAAGTTGACAGAGAGCAAGTATGTAGTGTATAATTTAGACCAACACTTTGATAAAGATTCATTTTATGGTGAGTTTGGCCAAGGATCAACTTTCCCACAGGTAGTCTGTGATGGAAAAAAATTAGGAGGTTGCATTGACACAATCAAATTCCTCAGAGAAGAAAAAATCCTCCAAACATAATATAAATAAAACCAACACTCCTGATATTAATCGTGGTGTTGAACTTATGCTTCAGGGAGGTAAAAAAAGAAAAAAACCTGTTCATATAATATGGAATAAGATGATTTGTTTTTTTAATACAGAAATAGATATCTACTTTGAGTTTTCCTTATCGAAAAGGAAAAAAAATTAAATACCGAGGAGTGTAAAATGGATTCGTTTACGATAGTAACATTAACATTAACAACTTTAGTATCGTTACTTGCATTATTAGTGGGTGGTATGGTAGGATGGATGGCAAGACAACATTCATACGAAACAACACCACAAGTTGTGTATACACATCCAGAGATGTTAGATGAGAATGGAAATTTAATCCCCGACGAAATTGTAGCTGTACGTTTTGAAAATTATGACACCGACGACGAAGAAGACGACTAAACCTAAGAGAACTTTACAAGTTAAAACTCTTCCTGATTTACCAAGTAATCCTTTTATTTTTGAAATTCTTGATTTAGCATCAAGACAAAGATCTAAGGCCAAAAAGATAGAAGTCCTTAGAAAATATGATCANAAAGCATTAAGACAATGCTTGATTTGGAACTTTGATACTTCTATACAATCTATTCTTCCTGAAGGAGAAGTTCCTTATGTAGGATATGATGAGAATGTTTCCTATAGTGGAACTCTATCCACCAAACTCACTCAGCAGGTTCGTAAGATGCATGAGAAGGGTAATTTTTCTTTAGGTTCAAGTGATCAGCAAGGTCATACTACTATTAGAAGAGAGTCCAGACACTTTTATAGATTTGTGAGGGGTGGTGATGATCAGTTGAATGCGATTCGTAGAGAAACAATGTTCATTAATATTCTACAGGGCCTTCATCCATTAGAAGCAGAGATTGTTGTTCTTATTAAGGATGGGAATCTATCTGATTCTTATAAGATTACTAGAGAAATTGTAGAGGAAGCATTTCCAGATATTCATTGGGGTGATAAAGCATGACTACTGAGACGAAGAAACCAGAGGTAAAGAAACCAGAGAAAGTAGTAGAAAAAAAGAAATCAATATGGAGTTCAGAGGAAGTAAAGAAACTGAATGAATTATATGGAACTGATATTCTTGTAGAAAATGGATCTCATGAGGAACTTACTACAACTCAAGCACCTAATGATGCTTATATTATCAAGTATGTGTACGATGATTCCGTTCGCTGTGACCTTACAAGGGGCACCAAAACGAATTTATTTGATATGTACTGGGATAAACTTAAGAATGATCTGAAGTCCATAGATTATGGTAAGGGTACCATTAAACCTAGTCTTTGGGGTTATAAGTCTCCACAGTCATCAAAGAAGAAAAAGAAGTGAAATATGTAGACAAGTTTCTAGATAATCATTTATTACAGAGAATTAGGAATGACATCCTTGATGAACATTCAACTAATTGGTTTTGTGTTAAAGATATTTCTGGCCGTGGTATAGAGAAGGATTGTTATTTTATTCATATGTTATACGACACGGAGATGAATTCAAATAAAATGTTAGTGCCCGTAGAGGATCCTTGTAGTCCTAAGTACTGGATTGTAGATGTATTAAAAGAGGCTATAGGTGCAGAAAACTTAATTAGAGTAAAGGCAAACTTATATCCTAGAACAGATATTTTAGTTAGTCATAAACCTCATAAGGATTATGCTTTTGATCATAAAGCAGCATTATTATCTTTGAATACGTGTGATGGCCATACTAATGTTGATGGTACAGAAGTTGCGTCCGTGAAAAATAGAATGTTATTTTTTGATCCTCAAGTTACTCACAACAGTACGAATTGTACTGACCAACAGTTTAGAATTAATATTAATATTAATTACGTTTAATCTCTGGCCACCAAAATCGACTTTTAATTTCAAATATCGGGGACAAAAAACTCCGACATTTTTTTGAGCCACAGGATTTTGTAACAAATTTACATACCTACTTGACTATATACTATAACTGTGTTAGTATTAACACAATCGTTCAACCTCACTAGAGGTCGCAAGTAAGCCGACTCGGAACGGAATCGTTCATCCTATGTTTCACTTAGCTGTTATCGCTTCTACTTTCTCTTGTGCCGATGCTATTGTTCTTATTGAAAAAATGAGAACATATAGAGTCGAAGAAGAGACACGAACTGAAATGATTCAGATCGTGAAAGGAGAGACGCAGGGATGTGACTGGGACGCAAAAGCCGACTAAAGGAACGGATTAAAACCCCTACTACTTTGGAGAAAGCCAATGGCACAAGTTACTTACCGTGGTGTCGAGTACGACACTGAAGAGTACAGATCACTGCTCATCAAAGAGCATGATCAAACTCGTAATCACGATCTAATGTATCGTGGTCTCAAGGTTAGAAGCAAGGCAATTCCTTGCAGTTAAGATAAAGGGAGGGTTGCTACCCTCCTTTTTTTATGGTATACTATCTAAATACCATATAAAAATTATGGAAAAGGATAAATTAAAACTTATCGTTCGTAATTTGGAACTATTAGTGGATTCTCTTAAAGCTGAGGTCTACTCTGATGTAGATGCCTATTCTGTAGGATTAAATCCAAATGAAATCTGCGGTATAAATGATTATGATGAAATCTTCGAGGATGATGACGGATGAGATCTAAAGAAATCTTAAAAAACCTTAAACAAGCACTTCAGCAAGATTATCTATATGATGCCGAAGAGTTGAGTTTTATGAAAGAGCAATTATCTGTTTTAGAGGCAGAAGTGGCAAAAACTAAAAGAAAAAAACCTGAAGGATTTGGAAAATGAATGTAAAATTAATTCGTATGTGGTCTGGTGAAGATGTAATAGCAGATCTTGTTAAAGATAAAGGAGAGTATCTTGTAATTAAGAATCCTATTGTTGCTATTCCTTCAGGTCAGGGCCAAATGGGATTTGCTCCTTGGTCACCACTTCTTGAAGCAAGAGATACTGAATTAGAAGTATCTGGAAAATATGTTGTNTATATTGCTAATACACAAGAGGATATTATTGAACAATATCGGGAAATGTATGCTCCTATTGCAACTCCACCTAAGAAAAAACTTATTCTATAATGACTGTAAAACTTGTAAGTATCACTCCTGACGCAGAGAAGACAATGGGTTATATTGCCCGTGTCTCTAATCCATCGAATCAGGAAAATGAGAAGTATGCGGGATTATTAAAGTATTGTATTAAACATAATCATTGGAGTGTATTTGAACAATCCTCTATGAGCTTGGAAATCGAGACAACTCGAGCTATCGCTGCTCAAATTTTGAGACATAGGAGCTTTACGTTCCAAGAGTTCTCACAGAGATATGCAGCAAGTACTGCATTGGGTGATATTGACCTACCAGAACTCAGAAAACAAGACATGAAGAATCGTCAAAATTCTACAAATGACTTGGAACCCGAATTAGTCGAAAAATTTGAGAAACAGATGATTACCCTGTTTAGTTCTTCAAAGGCACTTTATGAGCAAATGTTGAGTCAGGGTGTTGCGAAAGAATGTGCAAGAATGGTGTTACCTCTATGTACTCCTACCAGAATCTATATGACTGGTTCTTGTCGTTCATGGATTCACTATATTAACCTGAGATCTGCACACGGTACTCAAAAAGAGCACATGCAGATTGCAGAGGCATGTAGAGAAATCTTTGTAGAGCAATTCCCGAACGTTTCAGAAGCGTTAGACTGGGCCTAAATAAATTACATAAAATTATAATCATGGCAACATATCCTGTGGTTCACAAAGAAACTGGTGAGCAGAAAGAAGTAGCAATGAGTGTTACTGAGTGGTCTCAGTGGTGCGAAGATAATCCTGATTGGAAACGTGATTGGTCAGATCCATCTACATGTCCAATGGCTGCCGAAGTAGGTGAGTGGAGAGATAAGTTAGTTGCAAAAAATCCAGGATGGAATGAGGTATTACATAAAGCTTCAAAAGCACCTGGTTCTAAAGTAAAGAAAATCTAAATGGCACGTAAAAGAAAAACTTCTGGGGAGCAACCCATTGGTGTCGGTATGACGGCCAAACAAATGAAGAGG